GTGATGCCAAGGGCGACCTGATCGCCCAAGAGGAATAACGATGTCCAAGTCCAATGCAACAGAAAACGACTTTGTAAAGTTCGTGTTCAACGCCGTCGCGATGCCAGCTTATGGCGCATCGCTGCAATTGAACTTCCATACTGCTGACCCTGGCGAAGCGGGCACGGCTACCACGAACGAGCCAACCCCGACCGCCTATGTCGCGCAGGTGGTGACCCGCGATAACACCGGCTGGACAATCTGCGACGCGGACGGCACGCCGAACGCGGCCGGGTCTGCTGCAAAGACGGCGGTAGTCGTCACCTTCCCAGAGGTAGAGAGCGGGTTCGTGGGTACGGAGACCTGGACGCACGGCAGCGTGAGCGTGGTCGCAACCGGACAGATCCTTTACTCCGGCGCGCTGACGCAGCCGATCATCGTGTCGGCCCTGACCACGCCGAACTTCCCGGCCGGCACTGTTCTGTTGCGGGAGGATTGATCCATGACCACCGCGATCATCCAAGTTCCGCCGGACAGTACCGGCAGCAAGCTGCAAATGCGTCAGTACGTGCGCGGCGCGAACAACGTCTTGTCGCAGGGCGTGTATTTCGACGGCCTGCCGTCCTATCGCCTGATGGTTCCGGCCATAGTGCCAGCGGCCAACAAGTACCACATCGTCCTGCGCAACAGCACCGGCAGCGCACAGACCTTGTACTTGAATGGACTGTACTGCATCCCGGATGGTGTAACGGCGGTAACGGGTGTCATCAACCAGTTCAACGCCCGCTATGTCACCGGCACGCCCACGCTTACCAGTGTCACTCCGTTGGCGCGTAACAGTGCCGACCCGGCGCTGGCGAACTGCGTATTCGGACATACCGCAACGGCGGGCCTATCTGACGGCGGCATCATTACGCCGTTCTTGGTGTCATCCGAGGAAGGTACGGCGGTTCCGACCAATACCAGCTTGCAACTTCCCTTCATGGCAAACCTGCTTGGCCCCAGCTATCCCGATGGCCGTCCGTGGGCCTTGCGTCCGAACGAAGGCTTTGCGGTTAAGCAGATCGGCGCGGGCACGGTCGGCACGCTGTCGTGGATTCTCGACTTCTCGGTCGAGGCTGACTAATGCCTCTCGCTTCGCTGGCCTCACTGCAGTGGTACGGGCCTGCAACCGCGGCCCTGGTCATGGGCGACGCCCAAGGCACACTGCTGGAAGCCACGCCGCACCAGACCATGCGCGCCGCGGTCTACGTGCTGGGCTTTGGCGATGCTCCGCTGCTGCGCCCGTACCGTGGCAGGAACGCGGCACTGGATGCGCTGGGCGAGGGCGTGCTGCTCAACGGCGGGGCCAAGAAGCGGCTTCGCTCGGGCTTCACCGTCACGCTGGGCGCGTTGTCGCAGGATGACGTGACGGGCGCAGTGCTGGAAGCTCCGGTGGAAGGCGACCTGACCTTGCGCCAGGCGCTGCGCATCCTGCTCGCGCATGCGGCAGGCGATGCCACCGGCCTGGACGGTAACCCGGCGTTCAAGTCCCAAGATGGCACTAAGACCCGCGTTGCCGGCACCATTTCAGGCGGCACGCGCACGATCACGGCCATCGACGGAACCTGACGTGTCCAACTGGGCCGGCGTATGGATGGGCCTATGGGAAGGTAGCTGGGAGGGCGAAAGCGATCCTGGCGTCCTGAGCGCGGCGCTTGTCGTCGTCGGCACGAGTACCAGCACGTTCGGCGCTGAACTGACAGAAGCGCCCGCGCAGGTGGCGGTGATCGTTGGCGGCGGAAGCCGGCCACGACGCCGCGGCCCGATGCGCTACTCCGAGGTGCGCCGCTTTGAGTCGCCCGGCACTGTTGTGTCGGCAACCCTGGTCATCACAGCCGCGTCGGACGCCACGTTCGCCCCGATACTAGACACGTCGGTCAACGCGAGCATGGCGTCCGCAGGGCGCGCGAAGTCCTCGTTCGGGGCGCATGTAGCGGTGCGCGCGGCTTTGGCCGATTCGACCCAGGCCGGCGCATCTTTCGGCGTGGCCATGACGCAAGCCGCCGCGTTGCAAAGCGCGGGCGCCAGCGCCGCATCTTTCGGCGCCACTTCAAACACCCGCGTGGTCGTTGCACCCATCCGGCCACGGGTGGAACTGGCCGACGATGAACTCGCGGCCGTCCTCCTACTCCTGGCCGCCTAAATGCCCACCGCCAACGCACGCCTTGCTGAAGAGGCGGTCGACCATGCCGTCGACGTGATCCGCTTTGAGCGCGGCGTCGTGTTGCGCATGATCGCTGTCTTGAATCGGGCCGACGCGCGCCTGATGGCGCAGCTGTCCGAGGCGCTGCTACAGATCGAGGCGGGAAGCTTCACCGTCGAACGCTTAGAGGCCTTGCTCACGTCGGTGCGCTTCCAACTGAGCAACGCCGAGGCGTACCGCGACACGTTCGCGGCACTTGAACCGGAGATCCGCGCGGCGGCTCAGGCCGAGGCGGCCTATCAAGCTGCGGCCCTGCGCGGGGCCGTGCCTGCGGCCGTGCTGCTGCAGTTCCCGATCGCCGGCGTGTCGTGGGAGCAGGTTTATGCGGCCGCGATGAGCAGGCCGTTCCAGGGCCGGCTGCTGCGCGACTGGGCGGAAGCGTTGCCGGACGTCCGCCTGCGCCAGATCCGCGAGGCGGTCCGCGCTGGCTATGTCGCCGGCGAAACGACCGCCGACATCATCCGCAAGATTCGCGGAACGAAGGCGCTGCGGTACGAGGACGGCTTGCTCGCCAAGCCGCGCCGCGACATCGCCGCCATCGTGCAATCGGCGCTGTCGCATACGGCACAGACTGCCCGCCAAGCCTCATACGACGCGAACGCCGACCTCGTGAAGGCGCTGCGCTGGGTGAGCACGCTCGACTCGCGCACGTCCCCCATGTGCCGCGTGCGCGACGGGCTGATGTACACCGCGACCAAACCGCACCGGCCCGTTGGGCATAAGGTGCCGTGGGGCGATGGCCCGGGCCGCCTGCACTTCAACTGCCGGTCGGTGAGCGTGCCGGTGCTGAAATCCTGGCGTGAACTGGGGATCGACGCCGACGAGGTACCCGCTGGGACGCGCGCGAGCATGGACGGGCAGGTGCCGGCGGACATGACCTACGGCCAGTGGTTCGCGCGCCAGAGCGCGGCCCGGCAGGATGAGATCGTGGGCGCCAAGCGGGGCGAGTTGTTCCGGGCGGGCCGCCTGACATTCGACAAGTTCACCGACGACAAGGGGCGCTGGCTCTCGCTCGACGAACTAAGGCAGCGCTGGGGTTGACTCGGCCGCCGAACGTGCCACGCTTATCCAAGATGGCGAAGTTACGGCAGCGTTTCGCGGTGGTGCAAGGCACCCCAGATGAAAGCCCCGCCGGGCAGGTTCGCAAGCGTGTGCGCAAGTCGGCGCGGGATTGGCCCGCATGTCCGCACTGCGGTGGCCGATCGCACCTGACAGAGCGCACCGGCAACATCACGAACAAGATTTGTTCGACCTGCGCGATCGTCGATCGACGGCGCGTAGTCATCGGCTAACACCCGCACCACCCCATTTTCCAACGGCCCCACGCGGGGCCGTTTTCGTTTCCGGCCCTCGCTCAGCGACGGCCCCCAGCGCTAAGCGCACAACCAGCCCAAGGGGCATACCGTGACCGAGATCGACAAGGACTCGCCTGAGTTCAAGCAAGCCGTGGCCGATGCAATCGCCGCCGAGGTCGAAGGCCTCAAGGCGAAGAACGCCGAGCTGATCGCAAAAAACAAGAAGCTGCAGGCCGGCGCAACCATCACGCCGGATGACTTGGCGGCCGTCGAGTCAGACCGCGAGGAGTGGAAGAGCAAGTTCCTTGCCGCTGAGAAAGCAGCCAAGAAGCTCACCACCGACCTCGAAGTCGCCACCAAGAAGGCCGCCGACATCGACTCGGCCTACAGCCGCAGCGTCGCCGACGCAGCCCTCACCGAAGCCCTGAGCAAGGCCGGCGTCACGCCCGCGCTGCTCAAGGCCGCGAAGGCGCTGCACGGCAGCGCGCTGCAGGTGGTCGACGACAACGGCGCACGGACGGTCAAGGCGGGCGACAAGGCCCTGTCGGACTTCATCACGGAATGGGCCAGCACTGACGAAGGCAAGCACTTCGTCGCGGCGGCCGACACCCAAGGCGGCGGCTCGCACGGCGGGCGCGGCGCACACCAA